CTGAAACCCGCATGATATCATACGAGTTAACTTGCGGACGGACTCTCTAGTCTCCTAAAGAAACTGGGTATCCGTTCGCGGCATTGATACAGAAGTAGGAACAAGCTAAGGCCCTTTCAACGCTGCTAATATACACTAAAGTGTCTATTAGCGGCGTAAAGAATGCCATTTCATCGTTCTCATATGTCTGTAATGCTATAGCTCTGCACAAGCTAATGATCTCTACTGATTGTCCCACTGGTCCAGGCGGTAGCAAGCCGATACCTCCCTCAAAGTAATCTACCAGGATGTTGTAAGAAGCGTTCCTCTTTGCCACGTCGCGAATGCGAGACAACCGCACACACAGGGTGAGGAATCTAGTGTACGCCGGGTGAGCGGTAACTCCAGAGCGGTCTAGCCCTATGTTCGACACTAAGGAGACCCAACGTCCTGCTCGCCCAGGGTAATCCTTGTGCGGGGCAGAACTCGTCACCGCTAAGGCTAGCGTTTCAGCCATCGAAAATCCTAAAGGTACTACTAAACCGGCAAAAGATCCGTATGAATTACCGACGCCGTACCGGTCTGCTGTGCCAGAAAATAAGTATCGTTTGGCTTTTCTGCTAGTTTTAGCCGAAAACGGGGAAAAAGCGACTGGTTGCGTGGACAGCCAGGGCTCCCTTAGAAGATCAGTCCAAACAGAACACCCGATGTCGAACCCTTTAGAAAAGGCGCTTCTAGACATGTCCATTTGCGTAGAGCTTAATTGGTTTTCTTCAATTTTAGAAGTTTTAAGCCAGGACTCGAGGTTTTTCGCGTTAACGGCGGCTGCTTCAGAGGCCGATCCGGGCGGAAAGGCGCCGCTCACCCCCGAGTACACTATGGCCCGTTTCACTGCTAAAAGATTCTTTCCTGCTTTAGGAGAATATTTACGAATTTGCCTCAAGTCTGGTAAATTGTAAGCATGTCTAACTCCAGGCGTAGAACGATCCGGGAAGAAGGCTTGAACCTTCATAGCCGGGCGTACCAGTGGGGGGGGTTTACTTAGAGTTAGGGATTTCTTATCCACCACGGAGAATACGGTGGAAGTCCAAGGTGGAGCTACCTTTGCTAGCGAGGTTAATCGGGCAGCTAGCGACATGAATAGCGCGGCAGAAGTGCGTCCTTCTGATTTCCCTTCAAATTGGCCGAGACTAACGGAGCCGATAGGTGCTAAGCTGCTCGCAGCAGTTAGCCAGACTCTGTAGACAGCCAAATCGCTGAAACACGAAGAGTGGTAATCTTTGGCAGACGGTTTCGGCTTCCTCCCTTCGAACTCGAGTTGTCGTAATCTGAACAACTCACTCTCATTCAAGACGGTAGATCCAGCTGCAAAGATGCGGGGGTAACGAGTGACCAAAGAATTTAGCTGTTCTAGATCCGTCACAACTGCACTCAACAATGGCCAGTTCGTAGCTGCCGGCAATTCCATAGGACTGCCCAAACCAACGACGCTCCCACCGAAACCTAAGAAATTTAAATCGGTGCCTGGAGTTATTCCCCCTTTATACTGCAGCATGTCAGTCATTTGTCTAGAAGCTCCACTCTCCGAAAAAGGGCTGCTAGTGAATGAATACCCACCCAAAGCAGGAGCTACATTTAAACGATTCAGAGGCACGGTAACAAAATGCTTACGTTGGTCATCGCTAGTGTATATGAGAGCGCATTTGTATTTGATAAATTGGTGGAGTAACTGGATAGGTAGCTGGCCACCCCGTTCGCGAATTTTAGCAAACTGACTGATAAAAGCAGACGCCCGGGCACCAGGATTAATCTCTGAGTCCAAGAAAAATTCACCGGCCAGAAAACCCATCGCTGAGCGAATAGGGTATCCAGCAACATTCAAATCCCTAGCATTGTAATCCCTACGCAAAAATTCACCGCTATATCGGTAGTCATTCATAATCTTAGTCACCTGCCCAGCAAATCCTAATAGATTCATGACCAAGCAGAAAAACATGGCGTGAATCGGGGAGGGGGATGTGCCGAACACATCGTCTCCCTGCTCAAAGCTCACCCTGTCTAACCTCGCTATGGGCAAGTGTCTCTCAGCCCATTTATCAGCGTATAAGAGATAAGTGCGGCTCAACATAACGTTGGTGAAAGAAGTGCCTCTCTCGCCTGACTGGAGTGAACGGGCTACCCAAGCGATGATTAGGTCGTCGTCCTTAGTCTCATGGGATAGGATCGTGTTGTGCCTTGCATTGGCCACCCAGTCCAAACAGCGATCAAGGTCTCGCCTAACTATGGCTTTATAACCGACGTGATCCCTGACATAGCGAGGGACTACTGCCCGTTTCTTAATGCTATTAACGGTCGAGGTGTAAAGCGATACCATAATATCAAAAGTGTGGTTAATGTTAAAGTCAGAATAGTCCCACATGATACCATTGTTTGATATTAATGAGTACAAACGCGACAAATCACCCACTAGCTTGCTTTCCAGTGAGTTCTCAGCCGTGTGCCACGTGTCTTTCTGGCACGCACGATCAAATTGGTCGAGAATATAGGCCTGGAATACGTACAATTCAATACTAGAATTCCATATGGCTCGAGTCTTACCATTCTCGAATTTTGTCGAAGCTTTCGAGTAATTGACGGCAAGCTGTGGATGCTTAAGAATGTTCTCCAAGTGCGATAGCGGTAAGGATATGAGTGCACCGCGTTTGTTGAGCCTTTGTGTTTGGTCAGCAGCCCCTTCGTCCCAAGTAACCTTGAACCCCGGGGCACCACCAGAAGCAGCCCAATACATGCGGCGATCGTACCAGTCAGAAAAGGTTTCAACTTCTACTTCTTTAGAGAGGGCAGAAAGGACGGCTTGGTCGACGCACAAATTAATTTCCTTCATGAAGGCCGGAGTTGATACCCCGGTTTTTCCGTCAGGGAGCTCCGGGAAGAGAGGGCCAGGCTTGAGGCTAGGAATCGCCCTAACGGACGGATCCTCCAGGCGCATCAAGACTTCCGCCTTAGTATCGAGACGTAAGTCTTCGCTGCGCCCGACTATGCTATCTAAACCATACAGGCACCTCTGTTCAGCGGGGGTTAGCATTCGGTTAAGCCCCGGAAATGTTCGAGTAGTTCTTATCCCAACGTGGATAGTCTTGAGCCATTTTGTTATAGTCTTCAAGTCTTCTAGCAAAACGCTAGCATTCGCGATTATGAAGTCAACTATAATGTGGGCAGCGCTAGAATAGGAATCAAGGAGAATCAGAGAAATGGCTGGCAAACTCTCCATATTAAGTAGGTCCCTATTGTGATGGAGCAGAGACAACATCTCTTTCCCGCGCTTCGACACTACTCCGGGGACCCAGATGTCGGCCCAGTTCACATTAACTTTTCCGCCGGCACGACCGCGAACTGGAGGGAAAGCTGTTTCCATCTGTTCTAAGGCTTGTCGAGTAAAGCGAAATCCGGCGCCAGCTTGTGGGTTAGGCAAGGTCTCATATAACTGTAAGTCTGTGGCTTCCCAATAGAGAGAAGAAGGCAGGAATTCCCACACTTCCCCTGGCGTCGGAGACACCACTACATAAGTAATAGCCGCACCCCTGGTCGATAGAGGGGCGGAATATAAGCCTTCCCCTTCTATCACTTGCATGATGTCCAGTGTGGGTCTTATAGCTAGAGTACCATCTGCATGGCTCATAAAAAGTCCAGAAGACGATAGCATAAAATCTATCGCTGACTTAATCTGAGTAGAGACGCTACAACTATCTATCGACCGTTGTAAATTCTCAAGACGAACAATGGCCACTGGACCAATCGTTGCTCGCCATATTAGTTTTCCGACTGCCCTCCTCCGCCGGACAACATCGCAGAACTAGCTTCCGCCAATTGGGCAAAGTACGCAGCGTCACTGCCTGGGAAGTGGTCATTACCCTCTCCCGTAGGAGGTATTGCTGGAGCAGGCGGGGGTATTATAGCTTGTGTGGCAGATTTTTCCTTGGCCACTTGTTGCTGCACATCCCTGGCTGCGGCGTCGTTCGCTCCGTCCACAATAGCTTTGGGCTCTGACCCGCGATGAGCTAACACTGCGCCAACTGAGGGCCTAGAAGGCAGGCGAGCACTAGTTAGCAAGTTTTCAACATACCGTTTATCCTTAAGAGCCACTGGGGTTAAGCCAGTACGCCCTAATCCAGCAGCAGAATTCGCCAAACTAGCCAATTGCGCTAGAACCCTTTGCTGGTCGGTAGGATTCTTATTTTCGTAAGTTACCCCTGAGGTCGCGTTACCTGCGATCCTGCCAGAACTTGACGTTTTCCCACGGTAGCTAGAGTCCTGGTCTACGGCACTAACAGGGGGGGCAGTTTGGATATCTCTACTGTTACCCTCCGGCACAGCCCGGTGGCTAGTAGAAGGATATACGTTTACATTCGAAGAGAAGATATTCCGATCGGGTTGGTTGTTCCGTGTGCCCTCCCATTGTGCTGGGGCCGTAGTTGCCTTCTTTCGCCTGGGGAACCGTGGGGTCCGGGGCGGGTCTTGAGCGGCAGCTTCCTGAGCCATGAACTCTTCATAATCAATCGCTGACTCCGCTCGATCTGGAGGAGCAAATTCAGGGTCCCCGTAGTTAGTCCACCTGGCGGATTGTTTTTGGTCTGAGGCCTGGCTATTGAACGCTGCCTGCTGCACTTCCAGCCGGATTCGGTCTTCTATAGCCGAAAGTCGTTCGGCTTCAAGTTTAGCGCGTCGCGCGGAAGCCTCTTCTGCAGCAGCGGCGGCAAGAGCCTGCTTAACAGTAAGGTGGCGCCTGCCTTCCCGCCCTCTAGCGCCCGGCACGTGAGGGTCATTGTGGTTGGCCAAATGGGCAGGGAGCGTCGTCCGATGTTCGACTGTGCCGATATCGCGAGGGGGGGGGGGTAGCGCTTCGCGCGGGGCAGTTGAAGCGAAAGACATCCCCTCATAGGCCGAGGAAACCGGGTTGCCCCAAATCAGGAGAGAAAAGTCATTGACTGGTTCCCTTTGGATGAGAAACGCGGGTGGCGGTATGTATGCTATCGCCACTGTCCCTTGCTCTTTAGTGCATGACATTCGAGTCCAGCGGTCCCATGCAGAGTAGCTCTCCGCGGGAGGCGTCTCTGGCGAAATTTTAACGCCTAAGGCCTTCACGCGATTGTTATCAGTGGTGTAATTCCACAAGCTACCAGGCATCAGGTAGTTACCGAACGTCGACCCGGGGGTGTCCATGTAAGAAGGGACGAATGTGACCGGGTTCCGCGGCCACTCGTACTGGAACGGCGAGGTCCAAGACCCGATCCGTAGGCCTGGAGTGCGAGCATTGAAGTCTCCTCCGTTTGAGTTGGTCGGCTGCCAGCATGCAGCGTAATGCTGCGCGTTGGCCATCATACCGCCATCCTGAACCCAAGCGCGCCCAGAGAAAAGGGGTAGAGACCGTGCTAGACGGGCCTCATAATGGTGGCGGTCGGCGGACGGGCTGGCAGAAATGGGTTCTCCTTCCGGCCAAGTAGGAACGCTGCCCGCTAGGGGTAACAGCATATGTAAGGGTAGCATTTTAACCATCCACATCTGCACGTATGCATTACTAACAAAAGGGGATGAGGCATGCCACACTGGAGCCATGGCCATATGCGTGGTAGAAATAGTCCTGTCGATGGGACGGAAGCCATACATATGCCCGGTTGCGCTAGCGTGCATAACGGCCCAAGGATTTAGGTCCGTGTCGCTAAGGCGCTGGAGCATTTGGGACACTATATTCCGCCTGTACTGAGGAGTCCCGGGAGCGATTGCTTTGGTGACACGATTCCAGCATGCCCACTCGCGGCCCATAAGACTAAAGGCATAGGATGCCCAATTCAGACTCACGAAGTTTGAGTGCGAGGCCAGAACGCCCGTCCACACGAACATGTTCGACCGGAGATCCAAATAAGCCATGACCTCATTCGAATCGGTGCTCATATCAGTAGGTGATCTGAACACGTCGAAAAAGGCTGTTGACGTAAAATCGCGCGGCATACAATAATCGTCATTGCCGAACGAATTAATTGAGATAGCCGGGGCATTGTTAGCCCTAGACGGAATATCCCGCAGGTGCTTTTGATGTACTCTGAAGAGTACGGCGTCCAGAGCATCCCAAACGTCCCGACCTGCGTGGTGTTTGGCGATCAAGTGGAATAAAACTCCACGTATGGCAGCCCTGGAAGGCTTTTGAGACCAAGCCGATAGGCGAGGCTCTGCGGCTATAGGCCCATTTGGACCCGCCGCCGGCCGTCCGAGCATAGAATGCTCAAAGGCATCTCGCTGCGGTAGTCTAGCGTTGCCCAAGTGGACAAAAATTCTCGGAGTTCCTCCGACTGACCCGTCCGGGTTCTCCCGGTAATTGGCCAAGTAAGAAGCTCTCCGCCCGGCGGGTTTGCCGCCGTTAGCAGGAAAGTCCCAAGACCAAGCAGTGTGAGGGTCGGCCGGAGCCAACGCCCATATGAGCCAGCGTAAGTGGTTTTCACTAATTTGGCTGGCGTCAATGAAAGCAGCCGTGCCCGCTTCTAACTCATCCAGATTAGAGTCGAAGGACTCATTTGGCTGAGTAGGGGAAAACAGGCCGCCTTCGGGATTAGTGACGGCGCCTGCAGCTCCTGGCTGGGCATAGCTCGACAGAGGTATCAGCCTAATGCGCTGGTGAGCGCGGTCACTTACGGCATCAAAAACACAGTCTTCCGCCGTTAGGGGGTTGGCCTGAGTCATTGGTGTAGTAAAATTGTCGTCAAGACTAGCGTCTAGGTAGGCAGACCACAACCGGAAAGCAGCGCGGTAGTAAGATTGGCCTTGTAAGTCTAGACGGGCCATGTTGCGCAAATCGGATGCGCGGTTGGCAGCACTAGCCTCCCAACCTAGGACCTGCCTGTTTCCCCTATTACCGGTGAAACGGTGGCTGGCCATCACACTATCCGCGGCAACGACATCAGCTACGCTGAAGTTGGGAGAGAAAAGAGCTTCTATAGCACCGAATTGGTTTTTAAGAAGCATCTCTCCGCCCAAATCGTTGCGCTGCGCTGGCGCTAGGTGGTTGACTTTGACTGGGTGGTCGGCAACGCTCGCAGTGACGCTAAAAGAAGTAGTTTCCACTACTTCGCTCGGTACTGCTCCCGAATTACGGGGGGCAGTCTTGAGAAAGCGGTCTCGAACCTCCAGAATATCAGTGTCAAAGCGTAAATCTAATAAATTAAGATCGAAAGTTCTGGCACCGAGTCTGTTTGCGAAAGATTCTAGATCTGCCGCAAACAAATATTCGGTAGGTACGATCACTGCATTAGCGATGTCCATGGTTTGGGGAGTTTTGTACTCGGCTAACATCTGCTGTTCGCGGCTACGGTCTTTCACGTCGTCGATACTTTCGATGTAAGGAACTATATTCCCGTTCGCGGAGTGCATCTCCTTGTTGTGTCTGAGCTTGGCTTCTAGGCCAGCCCGGAAATTATCGAACGAAGCGGCACTACTAGACGCTACTTCAAAGAGAGTTTCTTTGAAGATGCGTTTATAAGTGTGCCGCACTGAGGATTCAGTTTTGAGGTAGCGTTGCGCGTTCAAGCGCAGCCATCTCAACTGGCTCCCGTTCAACTTACTGCCGGTAGGCAGAATCTGACCAACTTGGCCAGCCCCGGTCTTGCCACGCCCTCTGCAGGACGCCCCAAGTCTCATACGTTTAACGGCGGCCACCAAAACCGCCAAGTTTGCCTTTTGTACCGAAGGCTCCGGCAAGGTCACAACGTGCGCGTGCGTTTCAGCACGGCTCCGCGCCTTAATCAGGCCCCGCCTGGTAGGCCGGGCTTTCTTGTACACGTTAGTGTACGATTTGACGGGCACAGCCCGTTTCATAGCCGCTTTAAAGGCGGCATTTGATTTGCGGCGGATAGATTCCGCCTTTTCACGAGCTACCCGGATGGCAGCCCGCTCCCTCTCCTCCTGCCTCGCAATTATGATCGAGGCGAGCCGAGCGCAGCTCCTTCGCTGGCTGGCTCCTTGGCAGGCCAAATAATGGCCCGCGTCAACATAAGAAAGCGGCGTCGCGATGACGCCAGATTGGAGAGCGAACTGCTTTTGCAGTCGCTCTTTGATCGCAGAAAATTCTGCGGCAAGGGAAAGAACAGGGGTGCAACTGAGAGTTGCGGCACGGAAAGAAGAAGAAGCCATGGTTATATTGACACCAGCCCTGGGTCCCCCAGTTTGACCTCGGATAAGAACGGCGAGTTTCGAAGTCGCCTGCAGGGTTCGAATCCTGCTCCTCCTCGAGACTGAGCGCAAAGGTATGTTACACTGGCTTGATAGCTAAAAGGAATAAATTCAAGACTTGCGGTTTTCCAGACTTACAGCAAACGAGATAACTAAATACTTTACCAACTCAGACTTGGAAGGCATGGAAATAGATCTCGAATACTCTCAGAAAGGGACTAAAGCCGGTACTTCCGTATGATAGCCGCCGTAGAGGTCGCTTTTAGTGTTCACATCACCCGGGTTTACCGAGCCGACTGTTTGCTGTTGGGGGTATCAAGCCCCACTAGTGAGTGTCAGTCTGTCCACCTGCTGATGTCGCAGGCACGTTCCCTACCCCTATCAACTCCACCCAACCTATTGGTTTACGGACAGTTTCGGTCCTGAAGGGTATTGGAGAGAGAGCGCCAGAGTAGTTACGTTAGCTTCCCAGTAGTTGCGTAGCCCTGGGTCACACCTCGAACGACTAGTCGAGTTACCTCACTAGATCTGCCACGTGCTAGAGCTTAGCTTCGAGCTGAATATGACAGAACCAGGATGTGAATTCGGATCTCAGAATTTATTATCCCGCGGAACCGCACGCGGCTGACAGGCCTTTTAACGTCATACCTAGGACAAAAGTGGCTCATAAAATGCCCCTCTCAGTCTTTCGCAGACTGAGAGTAAGAAAGTTTTGAGACAGGCGGCAGTGCACGAGCGAGATTATATCTCAACCCTTGAAACCCGTTGCACTGTGCGGTAGCCCTCCCTAATCTATCTTAGTCAGGAAGTGTCAAAAGTTAATGACCTGCTCTCAGCTACCGCGAGACGAGACAACCTATGCTCGGTCACCTTTAGCCTCTCCCCACACGAGTTGGGCGATGGGGAGCAGAAGGCTTTAAGAGCCGGGAGGCTGACGCCTGGAAAGTAAATCCTAGGGAGGAGAAAAGGTAAGCTGCCCCCCTCTCTCACCTCTCCAATAGGAGAGACGCCCTTAGAAAGGGCGACCCCCCCTAAGGGGGGTGGGAGAGAGGAAGAGGCAACCTTTAAGGTTCC